ATGGACGCCGCTGGTTATTTCGGCCAGCTTTGCACCCAACCCCGTATCAGTCGGGCTACCCACCGTCCTGTCTGTCGTAGTCATCGACGCCCAGGGCGGAGAGCGGGAGGACCTCTGGCACAGTGGCGAGGTCCAGGCTGGGGAGGTGTAGTGCGTGGCGATTACCCAGGTGCGGGCGCAGTTCAATGGTCAGTGGTACATGCTGACCTACAACGAAGACGCCAGAGCCTATCAGACGACTATCACGCCGGACACATTCTCCGGCGGTCAGCCGGACGGGTATTACGACGTAACGGTAGAGGCTACCAACGACAGCGGCGTGGTGGTGACTACAGACGGGGACAATCTGCTGGGCCTTCGGTTGGTGGTGCGGGAGACCATCCAGCCCATCCTGACCCTGGTATCCCCGGAGGCGGGCTATGTGACCACCAACACGCCTGCGGTGACGTGGACCGCCCAGGACAACGACGGCGGCTCCGGTATCGACCCGGACAGCGCCATGGTGAAGCTGGACGGGAAGGCAGTTCCGGCGGAGCAGGTGTCCGTCACGGCGGGCGCAGGCGGGACGTATACCATCACCTATACGCCAGGGGCTGCTCTGGCGGAGGGGCCGCACACCGTCCAGGCGGGCATCAGCGACAACGATGGGAACACAGCTACGATGGAGGCAAACTACATTGTAGATACCGTACCGCCAGCGCTGTCCGCGTTGCTGTCCTTCGAGGAGGTAGTGGTGGATCCCTATACGGTTACCATCACGGGGCAAACCAACGATGCCACCGCTCCTCCGGTGACCATGACCGTGATGGACAACGGGGCGGTGGCGGGACACCCGACCGTTGGGCCGGATGGACGATTTTCCTTCCTCCTGAATCTTGAGGTTGGGGAGAACAACGTCACGGTCGTTGCCAAGGACGGGGCGGGGCTGACTACCACGGCCAGCTATTACATCATCCGCATGGTTACCGACCGGACACAGGCCGATGTGGACGCCCTGAACGACCGTGGGACATACAACGCCTCTGATCTCAACCGGGTCAATACGGCCATGGCTTATCTGAACGGGTGGCTTTCGGATGCGGGATACGTCACCGGATATGCCGGCCAGGGTATTGCCTGGGCTATAGATGACATTCCGCTACAGGCACAGATGGCGGACTACCTGTCCAACGTGGGGGCGATCGGTGGCACGTTCCCCCTTGCCAACGCCCCAGCAATCCCGGCCTCGATGGAGTTCCTGACCCATGAAGGGGCCAATCACATTGAGCGGGTTTTGGTGCTGACGGACCAGATCCGCGCTCGTTTGAAGCGGTCGCCATTTGTGAGCGGCGAAATATTTTGTGGTGAGGTGTAACAATGCAAGATGGAATTATTGCTGGAAACGGAAGTAGCCGGTATTTGAAAACGGTGGCGGCAGCGCTTTCCCTGTATCCTAGCTATGAGGATTTTATCACGGCGCTGATCGCCGGGACATTTCCCATTGACCTGAACGGGATCAATGAGGCAGGGTGGTCGCGGCAGGGGACACCCCTGAACAAAGGAACCCTGTTAAGCGACACCACAGAAACCAAGATATGGGGTTCAGCCGGGAACCATACAGTTGACCAGGCGCTCGGTCAGATACTTGGCTCAATCGGATATAGCCTGGTAAAGGAATACACATCGCCGGGGAGCTTTACCCATACGTTCGACCGCAAATATACAGATATTTTTGTGATTGTGGTTGGCGCTGGCGGAGGAGGCGGTGTGGGCGAGATAAGAAAAACAAACGAATATTACAACGAGTGGGAAGGTAGAGGCGGCGGTGGCGGCGGTGCTGGAGAAGTAGTTGTTGCTTATTTTTTAGACAGCACTAAAATTTCAAATAAAAATATTGTTATCGGCTCTGGTGGAAGCGGGGGGACTTCAGTGAGCCCCAACGGTGCAAACAGCGATATCGACGGCAGAAAAGGCATGAGCGGAGGCAGTAGCAGCGCTTTCGGAATTACAGCGGCGGGAGGATCTCCAGGGGATAGCTTCGATGCTGGTAAAGCTGGTGGTGTGGCTTCAAATATCGCTTCTGGTCCTGGCTTTGGCGGAAGAGGACATGTTAATGATACTGTATCTGAACAGGGAGAAGATGGCTCTCTTATAATGACATTTGGAATAAGGGCCCCAGGTGGCGGCGGTGGCGGCGGTAACAGCAAAGGTTCATCGACCGGTAATTCT